ACCTAATGCATTCACACCAGCTACGATAGTTGGTCTGACATAATCTTTAGGTAACTTAGGTATCTGATTAGATCTTTGCAGAACTAATAGTGTTCTATTGAGATAGGGTATTAAGAACTCAACTGTGAGCAATGAAAATATGCCACCCAATTGTTGTTCTAGTTCTAACTGTGTAAGGCGTACCTCTTCAGCTGTAACTCTTTCAGCATTCCTTACATTCATAACAAGGAAAGCTTCTAACAATCTTTTCTCAATAGCATTTGCCATGTTTGCAGCTGTAGCAAAGTCAGCAGTTTTACCAACTTGAATTACAGAAACGTCTTCAGGTCTGCCCTGAACTATGGCACCGTTACCAGCCTTTGCAATAGTTGCTGGCTTAGTAGTACTTGAAGGGCTGACCAGAAAAACAACTTTACTGGCAGCAGCAGCTCCTTCTATCAGCGATTGGCTTAAACCATCAAGTGATTTAAGATCGCCAAGGAACTCTTCTACTCTTCCACGACCGTAGTCTTCTCCATCACAAGTATTGAACCTTAATGGCAGCCAAGGACTGGCTTTCTTAGGTGCTGTACTTCTTGTATCAGGAATGATTTTATCAAATGCTTCTTGATGCCATACCCAACGACCACTAGCTTTATCTAGTCTGACCATTGTGTATATAGTGACATCATCTCCCACAGAATGGGATTCATCTACAACCGAATTAGGCTCAGGTTCTGGTAAATCCAGATCTAAAACCTTACGGCTAATAAGTTCCTTTGTGACTATACATAGTACGTTACCGTCCCCATCTCTTTCGACAACATATCTAGTTAAAGGAAAAGTTTTTAACCCATCTTTGTGCATATAAATCAATGCATTACCACCAACAATTAAATGTTTTAATGCTTGGTGTATTGCAACTCGATCATTACTTGCAGCAATGTACTCCATTATCATTCTCTCCATTTTTGCAAAAGAGAGATCTAATTCACTTCGTATTGATGGATCTAATTCTTCCCCTAATTTGTCATCGCGTACCTGTAGCTTGAAGAAACTTGTCTGTGGTGGTAGGACTGCGAGCATAAGTTTCGCAGCCAAAGTCACAACAGCCTTGGCTCCTACTGACTGCCAAGGTACGGATAAAGATTTGTGGTTTGGTCTTGATGATATATCGTCATCAATTAAATAAGGCAACGTGAGTTCAGAACATTGAACTGCTTTATCGAGGAACTGTCGTCTAGCAGAACTAAGCTGATTATATTTTTCACGCGCATTCACTACTGGATACCTCCAGTCGTGTTGGTATTTCCTGTATTAATAGTTGAAGTAGTACCTGTAGTAGCTACATCTTTCTTAATTCTTAAATCACCTGTACTACCTTTCTTACCTTTCTTAGTACCTAGCTTTGACTGAGCCTCACGAACAGCTGGATTAACTGGTCTGACTTCAGGCTCAGGTAATGGTGCTGGTGGTGCTGGTGGAGCTGGGGGTACTGGAGCTGGTGGTAAAGGTGGTGGTGGTGAAACGCTTCTTCCTCCTCCGAAACACATGTTAAATTTCCTCCTCCATAATGGAATGTATGTATTCAATTACGCTGGCTTGACCAGCTCTATACATAATTGTGTTTATTTCTTCCTTCGGATGGATTGGTTTCCATCCAAAATTTTCCTCAAGTCTGACTATAAGCTTGTCCAATCTTGCGTTGTGTAGCTTAAGCGTACTGAGGGAGATTTCTGTTGTCATGTTCAAAAAATGCTGGCATTCGCGCAGCTTTGGTGGTAACTAACTGGGGTGCTTTACCTTCATACATAAGGCGATCACTAGCATCCAGCCAAAATTTTTTGCTCAAATATTGATCCTCATGCTGCTCTCTTAATGGCTGCATGATCCAATTAATTGTTGCCTTCCTTAATTTATCTAGTGAAGGACTTGGTGTTAACCCAAGTTCAGCACAGACTAAACTGTTCGAGGCAACGTGGACTTGTTCGTCCCGGGAGATATCAGCTGAAACTGTAGCCAGTCCAGCATCTCCGTTAAATCTAAAGAAAGGTAAGATTACAAAAAAGATTGCTCTCTCTATAATCATCGCCTTTAATACTGTGTGATCTGGATGAGACATCCATGCATCTCTCAGGCGCATTGCTTCAGCTTCGGCTTGGTCATCTACGCCATGAGCGTTGGTGATGTATCCAAGAGCTAAGTCATGCTTGACCTCATCCGTTATGTTTGACTCCAATAATTCTTGAGATAATTTAGGAATCTCAGAGAGAGAGTCTTGTATGAAATCGCCAACTGGTAATTCCATGTGGCGTATTGCAAGAGCACGGTAGATGGTTTCTTCTGCTCCATATTTAAACGTTCCTTTGGTGGTTTGGACCGGTGTCCAAGTTCGTTTTCTTTTTAATAATTTATCGTAGGGGTTCATCATTGTTGACAGTCACAACCTATTTCATCGGTTTTGTTGCTCATTATGTCTGCCAAGTATTGGTCTACCTCGGACTTGTCAAGTGCAGCATAAGCATCTGACTTGTCCTGTACGTCACCCATTACTTGTAAAGAATAATAGAGAGACGTTTGTGGACTGTTTAGCCACTCGTCTACAAAAGCTTCATCGTAATTCACCATGTCACTCCAAGAGTTGAAGCTATAGCCATGAAGCAATCCAGTTCTTCGTAGCATTACTAATATTTCATCAGCTACTTTTTTATATGTATTCCATCCGACTTCAGATGCAATTTCTACGTCGCCATATTCAACTCTATCTACCCCGAATTCACCTGAATCCCTGTCAACAGTTCGTGCTATAGGAGGTGCGATCTCAGGAGTTGCTGTATAGCCATTGAGATCTCTACTTCTATAAGAACAACTAGCCGTAGGAGCTATAGCGAAGGCTCTAACCATGTTGTTCTCTCTTGCTATGTTGGCTGCTTCTACTACGCCCAGATAGAGTTCGCGTGCAGCCATACCCGCGTAACCCTCGTAGCTTCTGCCGTCATTAACAGCTTCCAAAGCTTCGCCAAACTGGGCGTAGGTGATATTGTTATTAGCTAAAAAGTTAGCTAGTCCAAGGAATCCAAGTCCGACTTGGCGATCCTCTTCGGGCGGTAGGTATTCGCCAGTTGATCCAACACCTGTTTTGCCATGAAGGTCGCACAACTCGGACATACCTCTACACATACCTTGTCGAATGTCCCCGATACGACAGGCACCGAGATTAATATGTTGGAGGAGGCACGTTCCGCGTGAGGGCAAGAATACTTCGAGGCATACATTCCCATAGATTCTGTTTCCATTTTCATCGTGTCTTATTTTGTTGAGCCAAATGTCCCCTCTGGCAATGCCTTTAAGGAGGGCGGATTTGACTTCAGGTCTTGAATTTTCCCAGCTTTCTCTTTCAATGTCGACACACCGTTTAACCCACGGTAGATCTGAGCGATTGGACCCGATAAAAGTAAGAATATCGGGATGTGAATAATCAAGATGGAGAACGCAAGCGCCATTGCGGTACGTCCCCCCGCGCCTAAGTATTTCATTTAATGTTGAGTAGATTTTTCCGAATGATGTAGGTCCTGACGCAACGAGAGTATCAGGTCCTTTATTTGTTTCCGTTCCTGCTGGTCTGAGCTTCGACAGGTGGACCGCAACGCCTGCTCCATAGCGGAGAGCGTGCGATACAAATCGCCAGCTTGCTTCGATTCCATTTGGTCCTTCCATTGAGTCTTCAACAACGAAGACGGTGCATGAAACGGGCAGACGGGAGTTAGGATTGTCAATCCATTGCTGAACTCTCCCTGTTCTCGCAATGATGTTTGGTTCTATATTCGATTTCATTTGATAGGTAGTGGATTGCTTTGGCTAAGTCTTCTATATCGTTATTTTTATACCCTGCTCTACATACATATTTGATTACATTTCCGAGGTGGAATCCGAGTCTTTGATCTCTAATAAAATCCCAAACATCGATAGTTCCTCGTTTGTAATAGGACGGACCTTGGTCGTTGGTGGTGTCGGCCATTTATCTAATAAATTTTTAATACAGTTGGACAAAACGAATGCCTGTTCTTGAAGAGCAATTAAAACTATTGCAAGATCTTCTTTTCTAGTCTCAGGCTTAGAGCACATCAGCTCAAGTTGTCTCAACTTCAGGTCTTGCTCCATCGTCAATTCGGTAATCGGCTTTGGGAGTCCAGAGGATTGGTTGTTTTTTGTCATAGTCGTAATCGTCAGTTGTTAATATCCTTGCGAGCTGTGCATTAACTAATGCGTCCGCTTCAGTCATATCTTTCTCTTCAAAAGTTTCGACTACTGTTTTCCACGAGTACCCTTTCTCTTCAAAGATCTTTTCAGCTTTTTTAACTCCAATACCGGGGACTCCTGAGTATCCATCAGTATTATCACCAGCAAGTGTTTGTATTAGATGCCATTTAGCACCCTCTTCAGGTGTAATAGTTACTCTTTCTTTAAAGTCATATAAATCACCGGGGATCTGTCTCATATCTTTGTCAGGACTGACTAATAAATTTCCCGGGAACTTAGTGGCATACATGCCCATAGTATCGTCAGCTTCGAGCGTGTCTTTAATAATGACTTTGTACTCAAGCTTTAAATTATTTATCACTCTTTTGAATCCACAGGGCTTTTTCCTCTGTCGATGACCCTTGTATTCCGGTAAAATTTTTTTCCTAAAATTATTAGGGCTTGTAAAAAAGAGGATAATATCATCAAATCCTCCAAATTCTTGTTGGATTTTCGTTAATTCACGTTTTACATTGTTATATGCTTCTGAAAAATTTGAGGTTACAACAATTAAGTCCTCACCAAAATCAATCTCCGTTTCTGTTGATGCACAACATTTATAGACAATATAATCGCAATCTATTAATAATTTCATAAATTAGTGTACTTCTGCCCATGATTTTCCGCTTTTTGATTCAGCTGCTATCGGGCATCTTAAGTTGTAATATTCTCCAGCCAATTTTGCTGCTTCCTCTAAAACGCTCATTAATATCTGAGCATTTTCAGGTGTAGTTTCGTATTGCAGCTCATCATGAACGAATGCCAGTTGATGAGTGTGTGAATTGTGTTGTATGCCTTCGTCGGCAATAACCATCCATCGTTTTGCAATTATTCCAGCACTACATTGGAGGAGATAGTTTAATGCTTTGTGAGTACTGTCTACCAATACTCTTCTACCATCTATAGCTAATAGATAGCCAGCTGTAGATTTTTGTTTTACAGCTTCTAATAAGTCAGCCAATCCATCAATAGCTTGTACATATGCCTTCCTAATTTCAGCTCCTTTTTTAGATGCTTTATTAGGTGTAAGTTGTGGGTCATAGCTTAGACCTAACTTAAGGTTTCCAGCTCCATAAAGAAATGCATAAGTTACAGTCTTTACTTGTCTTCTGGAGATACCTATTTTGTCAGCATTGACTTGATGTATATCATCATTTAATAAGATGTCAGCATATCTACCGCCGTCATACCTACCTAAGTAATGAGCTAACATTCGTAGCTCGATACCGCTTAAATCGGCTCCAACCATTATGTTCCCGGGAGAAGCTTTAAACAACTCTCTGAACTGTGGTTCGGCTGGAACTTGTGCGAGATTTGGTTTACGATGAGCACATCTAAATGTGTTCGTACTAACCGAGCAATGGTGGTGTATTCGACTAGAGGTCGTAGATAGCTTGAGCCAAGCGTTTACGCCTTGCGATATCATTCCGAGCTTCTTCTTTAGATCCAAAGCTTTCGCACATAATGTCGAGAAGGGATTGTTCATCTCCTTCAAGGTAATCTCGTCGATAATTGGTTTCCCAGTCGTTGTAGTCTGGGTCAACGTAATGTTCAGACGATTCTGAAGAATCCATGCTATGTGATCTCGTGATGTTGGGTTAAACTCTATTAATTTTTGGGATTCGGCTCCTTCAATGTATCCTTGGGATGCGTTATTTCGTTTAGGAGTGAACATCTTTCCTCCAACGAAAGGGAATTGTCGTCGAAGTATTTCAACAGTTTCTTCCATCTCTCTTCGGAGATGTGATTCAAGTTGCTGA